GGAGTTCAAGTCCAGACAAGTCTGCACCGACCATTCTGAAACCAGGCTGCACCCGATAGAGGCTGCGACACTCCTTTCCGTAAGGACTCCGCACAGCGGGCACTTGAGCCAGGTTTGGTTTTGAATGGGTGCATCTTCCTGTGACAGCTCCGTTGGTGTTGATTGATCCGTGGAGATATCCATTACGCTCTGTCTTAAGCCACCCCTGGGATCCTTCTGATAACTGCCCAATCCTTTTCTCCAATAGGAAATATTCACTTAGTACCTTAGCCTCTGGGTACTCCAGGGTTGCCAGGACCTCTTCATCCACCTTGGGCTTCCCAGCTGGGGTGAACTCCGTAGGCTTCCATCCATACTTCTCCGTGAGTCGGTAAGCGATCTGGTCACGACTACCAGGATTGAACTCGATGATCTTGTCCTTGAGAGTCTTCCCGGTCTTCTCGGATACTCTCTTGATGACCAAGGGCTCAAAAGTGTCCAGCATTTGCTTCCTGATGGCGTCCCGCTTCTGCACCAGATCGGCGTAGAGTTCCACAGCAGCCTTGACATCGAACGGCCAGCCGCTGTGTTCCATACGAGTACATATCCACCTGACCTCATGCTCAAGATCAATCGCCTGCTGGGAGTATCCCCGGCCTGTCAGGTTTTTATAGACAGCCTCGGTGACCGCTACGTCCTGCACACAGTAATCCAGCATCTCCTGGCAGAACTCTTTCCACTCGTCCCCTGCCTGATAGGTCTCCCCAGCCTGCTGCTTATACCAGTCAGCGTATTCGCCCTTCATGACACCCAAGCGGTATCCCCAGGATTCCAGGGAATGACTGCCCTTCATCTTCGGGGGGATGTCACGGGGACCATCGAGGTCATACATGTTGGAGCAGATGAGCCTGGACAGGACGATGGTGTCGATGACCTTCTTCTCATCGATGGAGAACCACGGGTAGAGCTTCTGAATCACAGGGATATCAAAGCCGATGATGTTGTGGCCTACGATCTGGTCAGGTGTCTCCATCAACATCCTTAACCCATCTTCAATGCGTCGCCCTCTGTGGTGGAAATCAAACGACTTAGATGACTCTGTACTTTTAAGAACCAAGCAGTGAATCTTTGTTACTTCATCCAGCAAGCCATCGGTTTCGATGTCAAAAATAAGAGCCACTGCCCCTCCTTATCATTTGCTCAGGAGATGTTCCAGAAACTCGATCTCCTCTAGTAATTTGTCGATGTAATCCGATGCATCCTGCATCTCCTTATAGGTGGGAAGCCCTCTCTTTTTCTCCCGGTAGTCCTTCAGCATCTCCTTAAGCAGGTTCATCTCCAGTCCGTCCCTATAAACTTCTTCTCCAGTTCCTCCACGCGATCCCTGGCCTTCATCAGTTTCTCCAGCAGCCAGTCATTCCTGGTCTGCATGTAATCCACTAAGGCGATCAGTTCGTCTTTGGTGAGGTCTTCTATACCTTGCATGTCGTCAGAACCCTATGGCAATCTCAAGAAATCCAATATTGATCAGGAAGAACCGCTCCTCGAACTCTTCGACTATCAGTAATTCAAAGCCGAAGAGGAGACCATCGATGATTCCTGCGCTAAAAGTCATATTTCTCCCCCATGAACGGAGACTCGCTGAGCCGTCCTGTTTCCTTGCTGTAGTTAAGTGTCACGCACACTCCAGTATCACCAGTGAACCTGTTCTTAAGAACTCGTACTGTAGTGGTGTCAGGGGAATCACTTTGTTGGTTTCTTTCGAGCCCAATAACAATGTCGCTAAGCTGAGCAATTGCATGTGATCCTCGTAATTGGCTAAGACTGGTACTAGCACCCTCCTCATGTCCTTTGTTCCCCTCTGGTCTCTTTAGATGGCTCACCAGCAGCATGCCTACCTGCAGTTCCTCCACCAGCTTCCTCAATGCAGTCATGGTGTTATCAATCAATCGCCTCTCATCACCATCCCCAGAGCCAGAGACAACAATAGAAAGGTGATCAAGGACGATCCAGCCGCACCCCAGGCCTCTAGCCATGTAGCGAATCCGACTGAGTAGGTTATCCACATCGCTACTGCCCCAAGAGTCGTACAGGAACAGACTGCCACTACCAACAGTAGAATTAAATGCAGCCTTGAGTTCCTCATTGGATACCCCTTCCTTATTGATATGAATTGGCTTGTTCAGGTGCAGGCCCATGAGCCCCAAGGCTGTCCGCTTGGTGTTCTCTTCGAGCATCAGCATCCCCACGGTCTCCCCTTGCTGGAGCAAGTGATACGCGACCTCCCTGACCAGTGCTGACTTGCCGATGCCGGAGCCTGCAGTCACGGTGACCATCTCACCCTTCCTCAAGCCCATGGTCTTCTTGTTGATACCCTCCCATGGATAAGGAATGCTGTGGGTGTTGTCTTCCTTGGAGATGACATCCCACAGGTCTGTACCGGAGACGATGCCATCAGGTCGATAAGGCTTGGCACCCCACACCGCATTCACGATGTCTCCTACCCGGTTCTGCAGCAGGAGTTCATTGGCATCCTTGGCTCCAGCGATCTGCACGATCTTGGCCTTCCCTGGTGGAAGCAACTCAGCGCACTCCTTACTGGCCTTGATCCCCGGCTCATCGTTATCGAACCAGATGACAACGGTCTCGTAGCCATCAAGGAACTCCAGATTGTTGCGGAAGGCCTTGGCTGCGCTGGGAGCCCCGGAAGGGAGGCTGACCACAGGCCATGTCTTGAGGCACTGGCTGACCGAGAGGCAATCGATTTCCCCCTCGGTGACCACGATCATCTTCCCTGTGGCGCGGACCTGTTGCTGTCCAAAGAATTCCGGGGATTTCATGTCCCCCAGGGTGCTGAATGCCTTGTCCTTGCCCCTGACCTTCAACCCAACGAGAGAACCGTCCTTGTAGTACGGCGCGAGGTGTACAGGGCTTCCAGCAAGGGATCCAATGCGATACCCATAATGGCGGCATGTTTCTTCAGAAATGCCACGCGGCCTGATAGCACGTACTTCTGCCTCGAAATATGGTCGGAGTGCTTCTGCGACAGGCTTGGCTTCCTTGTGGTTGCCAGTGTGTGAGGGGCCATCATCTTCCTTACCATGCTCGTAGTATTCGCAACCGAAGCAATACCCATGACCATCCGAGTATCTTGCAAGGTTGTCTTTGCTACCGCACTTTGGGCAAGGTTCCTTATGGGTGTATTGAGATTCTTCATGATTCATCAGCTCCATTCACTATCCTGTTATAGAAAAGAAAAAGGAGCCGAGTGGCTCCCTGTCTAGGTGTTCAACAACTGTTATTAGTACTTGGCAGATTTAATCGATTGCCACAGTAGATTCGCCACGGAATCCACCAGTTCTTCGTTCTGACACATCTCTTTCTCGCCTAACGTGTCAAAGATCACATGCATCAGTTCGTGGTAGTAAGTGATGGCTTGGGTATCGTTCGGAGTCCCCTTGGTATCCAGGTAAATCTCCCCTGTCATCAAATGCGCTTGCCCAAAAGCGCCTGCCATCTTGCGGAGGTCTTCGGTATGGATGATCTTGAAGACCTGTCCTCCGACCTCGATTTCCTTGGGTGGTTTGAATTTCATGTTGTTCCTAGCAGTGCCTTCCATGACACTGGATAAAGTTTTGCCATCTCCGCAGCAACCCCCTGGGCCACCAGGCGACTCTCATACTGCGCATGGGGATCCAGACGCAACCTACACATATCCGCGAAGGCTCCGAGGGTTCCTGACCATATCCATTCGGTCATGGTGTTCTGAGGGAGAACCATGCGGGCTTGCTCGGGGCAGACTCCAGCCTTGATCATTTGTTGGTACATATGTAGGCACCACGCAGACAGTGCCTCAACCTCGACATAAGGCATTCCGTCCACCATTCCAATGTCCTCATCCTCTTCCAGAACGTCACAATGAATGGAGAAAGGCACGCTGTATCTCTTATACAGTTCAATGTACTCAACCTCCTTGTTGGACGAGCCCTGCTTCACGTTCTCGGCTCTTGCTCTCCAGAAGTCTGGACAATAGAACTCAGGCTCACTATCGACATACCTACGAGATACCTCATTCCACGGCATGAACTTGTGCTTGACCAACTGCCTGGCTACGAAGATCGGAGCCGTGACCCGGAAGGAGGCAAAGCAGTGGTTGAAGGGGGAGGTGTGCTTGTGTGTGGCTAGGTAGGAGATGAGCTTCTTGTCTTTGTCGGAGAGCCTGAAGTCATAACCATCGATTCCAGTGTCCGCTACTTTATCCCACTCACTCACCTTCTCAAAGCTAACCCTGGCAGCATTGACTACCGACAGGTCTGACCCCATGGAATCAATCAGGGTGACGCTAATATCTGCGGTCTTCAATTACGTATCCTTTCCCACCACAGGCGAAGCATCTTGACCCGTCATACATTCCTTCTCCGGTTCCCCTACAGGTCCAGCAAGAGGGGTCGTATTCGTCAGCGTCCTCTGGGGCATCCACAGCCCACAGAGAATCGTCACCATCGATGTCAGGTGCATCATTTGCGAACGAGGACATAGCGCACATATCGTTGCCCTGTCGTAGGATGCTTCTTCTCTTCCGAACGGATCTTCATGCCTGCCTGACGGAGTTCAGAGATCCGCTTGGTAAGCGATTGGATCGAGTAGTCCAGCAAGGCTTCGCGCATGGTGATGCTGCCGGTGCGCTTGAGGTGGGCTTTAATCATTTGTAACTGAGTCACTTCTTTTTCTCCTTTAGCCATTCAATAGGTATCAATTTGTCTGCATAGGCGAAGCCATACTTCTGACACCAGTCAGCGTATGTGGTCTTCGAACCTTTATACAGAGGGGATTTGCTACGGGTGAATACGAAACGGATATCCGCATCAGGGTTATTCTTTTTCACCAGCAGGTGCTTGGTCCGGTCTCCGGTAGTGAACCTGCCTTTGGTCTCCACAATGATCCCATTGGGCAGGATGAAGTCCGGGGTGTAGGTATGGTTGGAGGCCGGTTTGACATACTTCAGCTTGACCTCCTCATACCGATACTCGACCCCAGCATCCTTCAACTGCTCCGCAATGACTTCTTCCAGACCACTGCGGAACCCTGCTGCATACCCTCCGTAACTCCGCTTAGAAGTCCACTTCGGCATTGCTGCTTTCGTCTGCGGAGGACGCGTCCGTGAACTTCTCCTCAGCTGCAGCCTCGAAGCCCCCCTCTTCCACACCGAACGGATTGCCGGTGTATTCGACCAGGTTGACGATCTGGACAGCGTTGAGGTACACAGTGACACCGACCTTGCCACCCTTGTTGTAAGCCTGTGCAGCCCCCTGGACACGGATGGTCGATCCACCACCGATGTTCAGTTCCGAGGCATTACGGATCGGGTTGCCCTTGCTATCGAACAGCTTAGGAGCATTCTTG